CTTTGGTGGCACTACTAATGGTCTGCCGTATCTATCTCGGGCTATTTGAATTTCTGCCACACTTCTCCTTTGTTTAAACTAATAGGGGTAGGGAAAGAGAGAGAAACCTACCGCCTATTAGTCGTACCATCATAGCATAAGTGACGGCTTATGCATTGATGTCATGCCCACAATGCGGGCAAAGTTTTTCTCTCTTCTTATATGTCTCGTACTTTACATATGCATCTTTGTAATTCTGATGCACGTATATCTTGCACCTATTGCGTGAACTATACAAACGTATGACTGCACCTGATTGATGCAGCACTGAGAGTATACCACTGGTAGTACCGTGATGCCATCCTGTTTGTGTTGACATCTCTTTCCATGTCAACCCTAACTCACCTACGTTTTTAAGTAAAGACAATGCTTGCTCTTGTCGGTTTTCTTCCCGACCTGATATAAGATTCTCTACTGCCCGTAACTTAGATGTATCCGTACCTGACCAACCTGCTGTTCCATTATATGGAACGAACGCTGACATCAAAGTACCCCTCTGCCCATAAGCCTTGCAAAAATACAAGAGTCATATTTAGATTACCTGATAGCCAAGGGTCATCGTTAGAATTGACGGTAGTTAAAGCAGACTCAATAGCATTAGTCATTTCATCTAAGTCTGCTTTTGTATAACCTAGCATTAGTTATCTTCTTCTATGTGGTCAACATCAATGCTATCTACATCTATATCTCCATCATAAAATTCAACATTAATACCATCTGTTAGTAATCCTGTTGCTGTCTCTTCATCTTCTGCTTCTACACTGAAGGTACCATTGACAGTAAATGTTCCAGTGTATGTGCTTGTAAGTTTGTCAGCCCCGATGCTGTCAAGTAAGAGGTTGACATCTCCCTTGTTGCATGTTGTTTCACCGTCACTCCATTCACCTTCACTGAAGAAGTCACGTACTTTATAGCGAATGTCACGGACTTCTTGCCAGTGTTTGTCAGCGCGCTGTTGGACTGCATCTGTTTCCTTTGCTCGTTCAATGAAGCGAATGATTTCAGACTCAGTATAGTTTACTGTGCCTTCTGCTGTATTGATTTGGATTGTGTTCATGTTTCCCTCTCTAGTTAAGTGAGTAGTTTAGACACATACTCAGGTGCTGGTATAAACTACCTGCATCTCAAGGGCAACTATCGGAAGACCTCTTACGCTGGTTCACTATACCTGTCCCCCCCATGTTATTGGGAACTCTATGATACCAGTAAAGACAATGCTTTAGTCTTTACTCTGTCGTTACGTCCACTCAGGGTGGCGGCGGCAAGACGCTCCGCGCCACCTGTTGCATAGTGGTCAGCAAATTCTACCACTGCGTGCCATGCACCAAAGGCTGTGCCTCTAATGTTCTCTTGTGTTTCTGATTCATTGTAAATAGCCCACGCTTTAGCGCGTGCTTCTTTAGCAATGGTCTGTTGTTTACGCTCACCACGTGTGAGTAAGTCATAAGGCGTATCTTCTATTGTAGTAGGTAATGCCCATACACGCTTGAAGAAGTTGACTGTCTGTTCTCTTGTCATTTTATTTTGTAGTAATGCATTGGCTGTTAACTCATAGTCTTGGATAGCAGTATAAGTTAACTTAGTAATGTTACGTATGTCAGCAACTGATAGTTCTTGGTTAGTTGTATGTGACATGCGGTATGTGTACTCATTGTACTTATGATTGCGTGTGCCTGTTTTGTTGCTAATCAAACCATTGACTTGGTTAGCACACCATAGGCGCTCAATGACTGGCTTAATAACTACAGATGATGAGCCATCATGTGATGACTTAACTAGTAGGAACGCAGCGTGTGGGTCATTGGCTACTGTTACACCTTGTGGTATTTCAAGTAGCATCCATATGTTAGAGCCATTGTTGTACTCACCTGCTGCACAATACCGTGCATCACCTGAGTCTACTAATGTATCTAATGCGTTAAAGACTTCCATGTTCTGGACAATCTTATATTTAGTACCGACAATACCAATGACTGAGTTATTATCCTCACGGATGATAGCCTTCTTCTTTGGTACGTCTATGTATGTAGGTGGTGTAACACCTTGCTCATCTATTGCAAATGGTGTTGCTTCTGCTGTTAACTTACCTTCACGTACAGTCCAGTTAAGTCCTGCTTGTGATGCTGCATCTGATGCAGACGTGGCTGTTACTGCAGTGCCACCTCTTACCCATGCAGACTTGTGCTTACTTGCTATGTCTGTTGTCATGCTTCCCTTTCTACCAACTTGCTTGATACTCAAAGGACCAGTCTTCTGGTACCTGTGTTAGGATATTGTCTAATAGTGTAGCAGTTTCCTGTACATTTTCCCAATACCATTCATCTATACCTGTTGAGCCGAAGAAGAATCCATCCATAGGTGGTAGTAATTCTTCTGCTTTGTTTGCATCTTTATCTACTAATAGTTCTTTGCATACATCACGTAGTCTTACAAGATTCTCACGTGATACAGGTATAGGTGTGCAGTCATCATCTTCTCCGTCAACAAACCAACCATGAATAGCATTAGCCTTACGCCAGTATGCTACCTCCATTTGTGTGACGATGTGACCCTTAGCAAAACCTTGTGCATCTAGTGCATCAACAATTTCTTCATGCCTAGTACCTTCTTTGAATGGTGGTGTATTAGATATAAACTTTCCTGCGTACAGGTACATATCTAGACCCATGATTACTCTCCGTCTTCAGCAAACTCTAGGTATGCAAACGAACCGCCATTGTAATTGGCATCTGTTAGCCAACCTTCCTTTGTTGCCATATCAATGAATGCTTTACGGCACATTTCTTGCACCTGTTCAGGTGCCATACTAAGAACTGCTTTTGTAGTTGGATGTTCCATGTTGAACTTTGTTACTAACTTAACTGTGTGTACTACATCATATGTCTTATTCATTTGTGCTCTCTCTTTCTGATAGTGTTGTGTCTATCCAACGGGTCATTTGAAACCCACTGAATCCTAGTGTGTCTTGCAATAGAGTCAATGCCATGTCGTCATTGCTTGCCTCTACCATTACCTCACATTGTATAATATAATAACTCTTCATCAGTACCAACCGTGCTTTCTCCAGTGTGACCAAGCGATTGATGGCTTGTCATATCTGTGCTGTATATACGACAGCCCCTTCTCAATTTGGAGAGGGGCTGGAGTACCAGGTTTTGTATTAAGAACTTGCGCTATACCATAGGCTGTTGACGTAGGGTTGTCAGCCGTGTGGTCCCATGCCGATTCCTTACCCCATAGTTTCTTTAATGCAGACCACTCACCTTTACCCCACGTGGGATAGTGAGTACGTATGTATCCGTAAGCGTATGTCTTAGCCATACTCTTACTCCAATACTTGGGGTGCTCATTGATACATGCTTGCTCATGTATCTGATTGACGTATGCCTTGAAGGGTATACCTATTAGAGTAGCAAAGGATAAGAATAAACTTGTACCTACTGCTAAGTATTTCTTTATAGATGAATCCATACTTACTCCTTAGTCTTCGTGCATTTCCCCATACATTTCATCTGGTGCATTGCATATACATTCAAAGGTAAAGTAACCGCACTCATCACACTCGTCGTTCTCTCCGCGTGCAGTAGGGTCATCAACTTGTGGTTCAGTCATTGTCTTCCTCCATATTACATATCTCGCATGCGCTTCCGCATTGACTACATCTTGCGTCGTTATTCTTCACTGACTTCTTCTTCTGCTAGTGATTTCATTACGTCATTGATAGTCTGTTCAGGTACTACCTCAATAGATACTTGCTTAATAAACTGGCGAGTCATACCTACCCAGTCTATGCCATACTCTGCGCTTAGTCTATCCCATGCAACCTTTTCTATATCACGCTGGTCTGGGCTATAGTCTACTTCAATAGTGGTGACCATAACGAAATGGTCTGCCATAAATAATACATCTGCTACCATACTGGACTCCTTGTATGTATGTAATTGGTGTGTATATCATAAGCATATCTTTGGCTATCAGCCCATGCTAACTCGCCATAAAAGTATTTAGTTTTATATCCTTTAACTATAGGTACTGCTTTCATAAAGCAATCATCTATGTCCGCATAGTATACTTCTACTGATGGACTGCTGATTTCTGTGTTGATGAACCAGTCTGTTACCTCTGATACTTTAGGCTTCATTAGAACGGTACCTCTACATGGTTGTGTTGGCATGACTGTCGCCATGCTCGTAGTCTTTGCCTAAGAAATCTGTTCTCATTAAGCAGGTGTATGTTAGCAAACGTTACTATAAATAACAGTATCATAGATGTAACTAATGCTATAGTTACAGCAATCATATCGCCAGTTGTTAGATACATATTGTTATCTCCCTTATAATATTATTGTGGACTTGTAAGCGTCCGTCGAGGTTACATAGTTGGGTGAAAAAAAACCTAGGTGAGTGAGGGTTTTACCCCCCACCCACCTGGTGTTTGTATTAGTTACGCTCGATAGCGTGTACTTCTAGTTGGTAACGGAACTCATCTGCTCCGCCTGTCTTGGACTTAGCAACCCATTGGGTCAAGCGTCCCGTCAGTGTAACGGTTGGTGTTTCTGCTTGTCCTTGTCGTGCTTTGTCTAGTGCTACTAGGTCAGCAACAATCGCTGGGTCTGTAGCCTTGAACCCTACACCTACGATGTACTTAGGGTTTCCGATAGCGTCCCCGTTGCTCATGCGAGCGACATCACGCTGGTTAATCCAACCGATTACTGATGTACCGTACTCGTTGGTCTTGATTGACTTATCAGTGAACGCCTTGATGGAGCCACTAACTGTTAACGTATTCTGTATCATTTCTTTCTCTTTTCTTTTTAGTAGTTAGTTGGTCAGGGTTTCCCCTGTCAGAAGGACAGGGAAAGCCTGTTATTTCTATATTAAGTTGTTCTCCAACGGCTTGTCGCATGATTGACAGTCGTTGAATATTTTTGGCGTAAGTATGTGACACCATTGGCACTCTTTCTCACGTTGTAGTTGCGTGTAATCCTGTAGTTCCCATAACTCTTCGTGAACTCCGCCGTCCATGAGTTGCGCAATTGGTGGGGTGAACTCATTGCGGTACAGGTGGGGTTCGTCTGGGTCGAGAAACTTAACTGATAGTTCTAGCAGGTGGAACTTCTCTTCATCCCATACTTCTTTGAACATAGCCTTACTCCTTGCTGGTTGTTGGATTGTTTGTGATGATACCCAGTCACTTGAACTGGGTTCATCGCTTGTGTCATAGGTTAGACATCTTCCTTCGCCTAACCTGTCGTCTTCTCGTAGATTCCAAGCCGTGTTATCGGCTCGTGCTTCTTCGTTGTCTTGGCAGGTCTGGCACTTGCTGAAGGTGAAGCCTTCCGCAATATCTCTTGCTATAACCATACACTCGTAGCAGTGGTTCTCTACGCTTATGCCTTGTTGTTCACTCATCTCTGTGTTTCCCTTCTGATGGACATGTTGAGCCGTAGAAGCATGGGCATTCTTCGGCTGTTGGTTCTAACGGGCAGTTGGGGTAGCATTGGGGAACTGTGCCACACTCAGGACATCTGACTAAACTCACGGTCTATCTCCTTTTGCTCGGGGAAGATTTCATCTTCACATTTGTAGCAGAGGAACTGGTCATCCCTTCCTGCTCCTGAAATTGTTCTACAGTTTCTTGTTTCGCTACACCATGTGCACCTAGTGAGAGCGTTAGGCTCTCTAGATATGTACGCCATTCTAGTCACCACCTGTAAACGCTGGCTTCTCGCAGTCAGGGCAGATGGACATAACCCAGACATCGCCATTGAACAGACTACGACATCTTGTCGTTTGCTGGCACCAGTCACACTCAACCACATTGTACGGAGCATAAGCATCAAGCACTCTGGACATGGTCATACGAACTCCTTAGAACAAACAATCATAATCAATTTGATTACATCAATCAGACTTTCATGTTAGGGGTGAATGGTCAATCCCGTTGTTCCCCGCTTTTGGGGGAACGCTTTTAGGGATTTACCAGAGAGGAGAACATGAACACATGGCTACAGCCTGTAGATATATTATTTACTTAACCAGTAGATACAGGCTCCCCCTGCCTGTCGGGGAGATAGTCTCTCTACAGACAGCACTCCATGTAGTACAAACTGACTACAGTATCTCTGCTTTAACCTGTATGACCCCCCATATGTTAATGTGCGAGGGTAATATGTATTGTATCTGTCTCTATAATATTCTGTCAGTATAGTGACAAGGGGTAGTTATATACTGTTTATATTAAAGTAATAACTATTTTAGAACCAAATAGTCCGTTTTACCTGTTTGGACGGATTAAGTATATATAGAGAACAAAATAGTTCGTAAGTCTTTTTAGAGCCTTACTCACATCTGTTACAAACTACTGTACAAACTGTCTGTTATAGGCGGGACAACTATACCTACAGGACGGAATAACAATGTCAGGATTTAAGAGTGGGGGCGACCACCACCTTGCCAAGGGACTAGCCCTAGCCAAGGCAAATGTAATTACTTCAGTAAGAGCAGGTCTTTCAATACCTGCCGCAATGGCAAAAGAAAACAAAAAGCCAGACACCGTAAGGGCTTGGATGGCGCGGGACCCAGAGTTTGCCCGAGCCTTGGAAGAGGCAAAGGAAGAGGGGCAGAAGTCTGCCTTTACTGACTTGGGTGTAGAGAAAGAGTCCATTGAGTTTGCGGACTTTTCATTAGCATTTTTAGACCAACAGGTCTTCCCACACCATCAGGACTGGGTAGACCTACTTGAGGGGTACGAGCCTTCGTGGCTACACCCTTCTATGATATATGAGCCTGGTGAGTTGAACCGCCTATTGGTGAACGTTCCTCCCGAGCACGCTAAATCCACCGTCATTACGGTGAACTACTCAACTTACCGCATTGCCCTCAATCCTAACATCCGCATCATCGTGGTTTCTAAGACATTGAATAAGGCTCGCGAGTTCGTATACGCTATTAAGCAACGACTGTCCCACCCACGCTGGCTCAAACTGCAGACCGCATTCGGTCCAGAGGGCGGCTGGAAAGGTGACGCTGATACTTGGCGAACCGATACTGTCTACCTTGGGGGCGATGCGCGTAACTCTAGCGAGAAGGACCCAACCCTTCAAGCACTAGGTATGGGTGGTCAGATTTACGGTGCACGTGCTGACTTGATTATTCTTGATGACTGTATTACCACTGCTAATGCCCATGAATGGGAAAAGCAGATGGACTGGCTGCAGAAAGAAGTTATTACCCGTTTGGGTAAAAACGGTAAGTTGCTAGTGGTAGGGACACGAATTGCTGCAAATGATTTATATAAAGAACTACGTAACCCAAAACATTGGTCGGGTGGCAAGTCGCCTTTCACTTATATGGGCATGCCTGCTGTTTTGGAGTATGGCGATAAACCCGAGGATTGGGTTACACTTTGGGAAGAATCTGATGTCCCGTGGGATGGCGATACTGATACCCCAAAGGAAAATGGATACTATCCAAAGTGGGACGGACAAGCCCTCTTCAAGAGACGCAGTGAAGTTACACCTTCAACATGGGCTTTGGTATACCAGCAAGAAGACATCCAAGAAGATTCAATCTTTCCACCCGTGCTGGTGCAAGGGTCAACTAACGGGATGCGACGACGAGGCGCACTAAAGCCTGGTGCTGCTGGACATCCACCACAAGTGGAAGGACATACTGTAATTGGCTTTGACCCTGCTATGGCGGGTAACGCTGCTTTTGTTGTGGCAACATATAACCGTGCAGACGGCAGAATTTACGTAGTTGACTGCATTAACATGAGTGAACCAACACCACAAAAGATTCGGGCGACAATTGAAGAACTCACTATTAAGTACAGACCACAAGAGTTCCGAGTTGAAATTAACGCTCACCAAAAAGCCTACTCCCTTGATGAAGACTTACGAACCTGGCTTGCTGCATACGGCGTACGCCTTGATGCACACTTCACAGGCAAGAACAAATGGGACACTTCGTTTGGTGTTGCTTCAATGTCTAACCTCTTTGGCACAGTCCGCGAAGAAAAGTTCCAAAAGAACAACATTATAGAACTACCATCATCAGATGGGTCTGAAGGTATCAAGGCTCTTACTCAGCAACTGCTGACATGGAAACCTGAGACTAAAGGCAAGACTGACTGTGTTATGGCTTTATGGTTTGCGATTATTCGTATCCGTGAACTTATGCAAGCAGGTAGTAGAACTTCTATGTATGCCAACAATCGTTGGGCTACTAAAGCACAGATGGACAATAGGTACGCAATTAATTTAGACGAAGCCTTTGCAGAGCAATGGCAAGATATGTATGGATAGGATTACTAGATGCTAAGTATGGACCAGATTGGTGCACGTGTACAAACGCTGCGCTATCGCGCCCATGGACGTGACCAACGTAATGGTGACGTGCAGATGGTACGACAGGGCAAGATTAGCCAGGTATATCCTAACTTCTTCCCAGATGGCATTGACCAAAACGTAGTAGCAAACTTTATTGATATTGTTGCACGTGACCTTGCTGAAGTTATGGCTCCGCTTCCTGCTATCAACTGTTCTGCTGTTAACTCTACCAATGAACGTGCTCGCGTCTTTGCAGATACACGTACTCGTATTGCAAACAATTACTTTGTAAACTCAGACTTTCAAGTACAAATGTACAACGGCGCTGATATGTACATCACCTATGGATTCCTCCCGTTCGTAATTGAATTGGATGATGAAGCAAAACTGCCGCGTATCCGATTAGAAAATCCTGTTGGGGCTTACCCAGAGTTTGACCGCTATGGACGATGTGTTGCTTTTGCTAAGCGCTACTCAATGACACTTGGAGAACTGGTTGCACAGTTCCCTGAGCATGAACGTGGGTTGCTAGGCGCAATGGGATACAAGCAAGACCTTAATGGCATGATAGAGATGATTCGCTATTATGACAAAGACCAGTCTGTTTTGTATTTACCATCACGCAACAACATGCTTCTTTCCCAAGCGGCTAACCCAATTGGTAAAATGAATGTTGTTATTGCTCGCCGTCCTTCACCAGATGGCGAACTGCGTGGACAGTTTGATGATGTACTTGGTATTCAGTTGCTCCGTAATCGTTTTGCATTACTTGCAATGGAAGCAGCAGAGAAGTCAGTACAGGCACCAATTGTTCTACCGCAAGATGTTCAAGAACTACAACTTGGTGGAGATGCTGTCATTCGTACAGCCAACCCACAAGGTGTACGTCGTGTTGAACTTACACTTCCACAAGGTGCATTCACTGAGCAACAACTGCTTAATGATGAACTACGTGTAGGTGCACGTTATCCTGAATCTCGAACAGGTAACATGAATGCAAGTGTTGTCACAGGACAGGGTGTACAAGCACTTCTTGGTGCATTTGATACTCAAATTAAATCAGCACAGGCTATCTTCTCAACAGCATTACGTGATGTTATTGCGCTTTGTTTTGAGACAGATGAAAAAATATTTGATGAAAAGAAAACTATCCGTGGTGTAGATGCAGGGTCTCCTTATCAGGTTACTTATCTACCATCAAAGGATATTAAAAATGATTATTCTGCTGACGTACGATATGGAATGCTTGCTGGATTAAACCCAGCACAAGGACTTATCTTTATGTTGCAGGCGCTTGGAGGGGGACTTATCTCCAAGGACATGGCTATGAGAGAACTACCGTTTAATGTCAATGTAACTCTTGAACAAGAGAAAATTGAAATTGAAAAGATGCGCGAAGCGCTTGTAGGTTCTCTTGCTTCCATGGCACAAGCAATTCCTCAAATGTCTATGCAGGGACAAGACCCATCAGACTTGGTGCGCAAGATGGCAAGCGTCATTAATGCACGCAAGCAAGGTAAAACCATAGAAGAAGCAATTGAGGAAGCGTTTGAACTAGAGAATCCTCCTGCTGGTGCGGAAGAACAGTCTGAGCAACCTGTCCCCGCTGCTCCTGGTGTCCCTCCAGCAGGAGGCGCTCCTTTAATGGAACAACGTCCAGAGTTACAAACATTATTAAACACACTTAGCGGAACAGGCGCAACAGAAGCAACATCAAGACTTAGCCAACAACGAGCAGTATAAGGAGTAATCATGGCAACACCTCGTAAGAGAAAAGTAAAAACCGTTGCTGATGAAGATTACTCTAAATTAGATATGTATTGCATTTGGCTACATGAATACTATTGCGCGTTACTACGCGCTGGTTTTAAACCAGATGTTGCTATGACAGTTATGATGGACAAAGTATCTTACCCTGATTGGGTAGAACATAAAATGCCAAGAGATATTGATATTCAAAATTATATGGATGAGGAGGACGAGTAATGCCTAGAGGCGGTTATAGAAAACCTACTAATCCAGCACCAGTATCACTACCAGGTGCTATGTCTTCTCGTACAGATGGTGGAGCAACAGAAGGATTTACGCAAGGACAGGCTACATATACAGGTCTTCCTTATGGACAGAACAAAGCAGTTAATCAGCAACAAGCAGAAGCACCAATGGCTGCTGCTGCATTAACGCCAATTGTTCCATTGACTGCACCTAGCATGCGACCAGATGAACCAATAACTTCTGGTATTAATATGGGAGCAGGTCCTGGTCGTGAAGCAATGGGACAAATGCCTAACTATGCGCCAACACTTGTTGACACAATTAAACATCTTACACAGTTTGATTCATCAGGAGATGCGGAATTAATCTACAGACAATTACTTGACCAAGGTTACTAATGCAGTACGTTGACCCAATAGTTGCACAGGTTTCTCCTAATTTATATTCTGCTGCTAAACAGGCTAATTTGGGCACCCAACAAATTACGCAAGTTGAGCAGATGAGTTACACAATTAAGAAACACCGTGAACTTGCTAAATTATCTTCACAAGCAGCACGTGTTCAGTTTGATAAACTAGACCCTAATGCTCAAGAACAATTGAAGTTTATGTTTAAGAATGCTGACTATCTTAAAGAAGAACCTACTGCTGGCGATAGAGTTAAAGGCGTTTTTACTACTGCATTTAAAGTAGCAGCAAGCCCTCTTATTGGTTTGTTTAAACTTGGTGGAGAATACAACAAGGTTATTAACGAGCCATACAAGGTTGCACGTTTGGCTGCACAAGGCGAAGACATATTTTCTACCAAGACATGGAAAAAGGCTTGGGATGGCAATGACGTTTATGATAGCGGAGCGTTATCAGAAGTAACACAAGCATTTGGTAAGTATGATGTTGAGGTTGCTAAGGGATTACTTGCTGGACGTACACCTGGAGAAATTGTACAGGACTACGGCAAGGTAGATAGCAACATTCTTGAGTCAATTAAAAAAGCATTTAATGACCCAGATAATTTTAAGCAAGTATTAGATGGCGTTAAGTATGCACAGGTTTCACCTGGTCGCGACTTGGCTCGTATGCTTGATACTAAACCACCACGTGATGGCGGACTGCACGGTGCATACGTAAGTGGAACAACTAAAAATGTTTCTGGCGTAGTTGATTTTATGTATCAGTTAGCAATTGACCCACTTACTTGGCTAACAGGCGGTAGCAATAAAGTTCTTACTAAAGGTGAAAAAATTGCTAACCAAATTCTTAAAGATATTGATGGTGGAGTAGGCGCAGAACGCGCAGTTGAAAAAGCATTCCAAGACCCTAAGTTATACAACTTATGGGAAAATCAACTTGGTCCACTTGTCAAGCGATACAAAGAAGGCAATGCTGAAGAGAAGGCTATTGCTTACCGTACAATTGCTGAGAATCACCCAGGTTGGGCAAACCCAACTTTTATTAAAGCATTGGCTGAAAACGAAGTTCCAGTTGTTAATGCCGTAACTGCAAAGAAATATTTTGAGGATGCAACTAATCTTCAGCGTATGATTTCAGGTCGCGTAGATGGAATGACATACATGCGTAATGGCGTTGCTGTTGCACGCACTAACCGTCTTTATATGGACGGCATGGCTCGCAGTCTTGATAATGTATTTAACTTCCGCCGTAGTGCAGAAGAACTTACTCCTAAAGTAGATGAAATTCATAAGGCTCTCTTAAACCCAGAACAAGCAGTAGCACGTCTTAAGTCACCAGAAGGTGA